CCAAATAACATCCGGTGTGCCAGGTGGAACGGATGAAGTCACCTTGACTTGGTATGTGGACCTCAAACTTGAGGTTGGCGAAGCATATTCTCAACTGAGTTTAAAGACCATGTTAAAGGATGCCATTAATGAGGTATTTAATCCCCGTTGGAATTCTTATTATGATCAATCGAGATATGGAAAGACTCTTCTTAATTTTGGTGATAATCACCTATATCAAATTACTGCTTGGAAACGGTCTACTGCTGATTCGAATAATGTAATAGTTCGACTCGCAGAGGAACTTCCAGAACTTCCAGAATCCGCTACGCATGCATTGCGTGTTGTGGCTGTGTCTAGGGAAGTTCAAAATTCTGTTTTTGAATCTATGAGATTTTTCCCCGTTAATACAGCAACGTTAATACCCCAGTTAAGACCATCAGTGCCGACATCTGAGACTACACACACTAACAAAACACATGGAACCTTAGAAGACTTGGTTCCTAGTATTGCGGGTGGTTCAGGATCATTATCCCTTGCAACAACTAGTTCTTATGTGAATTTTGTATCAAATCAAATATTGGAACGATACTATGACATAAATCAAAAGTCTATGGAAATAAATGCAGATTATTCTAATTTCGAAAACTTTGTTACATTTGGATCTGCTCAAAAGAGACTTGATGTCTTTAAGGCTAAGTTGGAAGAAGTACAAAAAATGGTAAAAGTGTCTCCTATAGTAGTTGATGATTTGAATCTTTCTGGTTCATCTGCTGAATCGGGATCATATGATACTGTTTTTGGAACCCTAGTAGTACAGGCGAACGGATCAACATCTTTAACACAAACATCGGGAGATTCTGTAACTTATGATTACTTAACTTCAACTAGAGCGGCCGTAACTGCATCAGTGTCAGGAAAAATCACTGATTTTATTCTTACGTCTGCATTGGTATCGAAAGATATACAAGAACTAATTAGAGGGTTTGATGGATATGAAAAAGATTTGTGGTTTGAGACAGGACGAATTTATTCGGCGTCTGATGCAACTAATTTTGATATAGATAATAAATACAAGGCTGATTATACTTACCCGAAGGTTTTGGGAATACCTCTTAACACATCTGACGCACAATCATCTACTTGGTACGATGAAATGAGTGTTATTGCAACAGATTATGATGCAGATAATAAGAATAGATTAACAGAAAACATTCCAAACTATTTGTTTGAAGATCCGAACTCTGTTGATTTTATAACATTCACTGATTTGATTGGACACCATTTTGATAATGTTAAAATTTATATTAAGAATTTAGAAAACTTATCTTCTCGTTATCCAAAGATAGATAAAGAAATATCAGCACCCATGTCAACGGCTGTTATGGAATCATTTGGTGTAAGTATCCCAAGTGTTTCCAGTGTTGAAAATTTGGTTAGATATGTTACTGGTCATAATACAGGTTCACGGGATAGTACTTATAAACAAATAGCTGATGAATATTATAAAAGATATCTCCATGCTATACCATTCCTATTAAAGTCGAAGGGAACAAAACAGACCGTATCTTCATTGCTTAATGTTTTTGGTGTTAATACAAATTTACTTACTGTTCGTGAAAGCTTTCTTGGAAAATATACTACAATTGAACCTGTTAAAACAACAGTAAATGAACAAGACTTTAGTTTGAATTTCAATAGTGGTTCGTATTTAACCGTTCCATTTTCATCAAGCTTGAAGGAACCGAAAACTGTACAGATGAGATTTTCATTATCTGACGTTAGAACTCAGACAGTAATGAACTTTGAACCTTCAGCTTCATATAGATTGAATGCTGTTGTACACCCTTCGTCTTCTCAAACATATTATGCAAATTATGGTCGCCTTGATTTGATCTCAGGTTCGGTACAGGGTAGTCATCCCGATTCTGGTAGCATGATTTCAACTGATTATTTCGATCTTTTTGATGAAAATCCCGTCAGTTTACAATTAAAATATGGTGGTGGTGGTGTTAAACTTGATGTTAGAAAAATAGAAAATGAAATAGTATCATTTACTTCATCATTAACAGAAACAGCACCCAGTATGAGTGCTGATTGGGGATCATTGTCGGATCTTTACATCGGACACCCAGCTCCCTCTGCAAGTGTTGGATATATTAGTGCTAGTTTGGATGAGTTTAGATTGTGGGGAGAACAGATTAATGATGGAAAGTTTGTTGAATTTGCAGAGAACCCAGGCATGTTTGCAGGAAACACTTACACTTCTTCATTACAAGAACTTTTTGTTAGGTTGTCATTTAACTTACCCACAGACGTTTCTTCTAGTGGATATGTGGTCAATGCTTCTCCGTATGTCAGTAAGTCTATAGGACTTGATTTAACAAACATTTCTAGTAGTAAGTTTGTTGCTGGAACCTCTCCACTATACCAGCATCAAAGAGGTATTAGAACAACAATGGAGAATTCATATAAGGTGGGGGCTCGCACACCAACTACTGATATGATAAGAATTGCACCAGAACCTCCATTGTCTGGTGCCTTAAGTATGACTAGTCCGTTAGTACCGATTAGTAAAAAATTCGCATCAAGTAGTGTGGGAAGCACTCAAGTAGATATGTCTATTTCTCCAGTTGATGCTGTGGATCGGGACATTATACGTTCATTTGGAAACTTTAATTTGGGAGAGTTTATTGGGCGTCCAAGTGATAGAGACAGTGATACTTATCCACTATTAGATGACTTAGAAAGGACATTTATAAGAGATTTAGCACCAACTATAGATTATAATTCTTTTGTTAGATTTTTTGATAAATTTTTACATCTATTCACTGAAGTTGTGAAAGAGTACATTCCCGCTCGGGCAAATGTTACGGATGGAATTGTTATTCGTGCTCCAATTGTGAACAGATCTAAAATGTCTGAGTTTGGTCGTTATGGCCCATTCAGTTCAATGAGAAATAGAGGTATCGCGATAGACGGAGAGGTGACACAGAGAACGAAGGATATGATTACTTCTATAGACAAGGATGTAATTAAATCGTTTGATGTTCCCATTGCTGTTACTGGTTCATTTAATACAGAAGTTCAAGCTGACTATAGTTCCCTTGATGCTAGTTTAAGTTTAAATCAGTTTACAGCTGTAGCACAAACAGGATCTAAACTCCTTAATGCATCGGTTGTATATGGATATGATTTAAATCAAACGGGTAGTAATTTTGATGTTGATCTGGTTCGACCCAAGAAGGAACAGGGAGTTCACCCACTATTCGCAGGTAATCCAACCGCGAGTCTAGCATCAACTACAACAGCATCTGTTTCTCCAGTTCAGAATGGAGCATTATCATTTAGGCCAGTGGATGATTTTACAACATCTAATATAGAATCTTATAGTTATTTTGCCCAAGCTAATGGTTTTGCTTATATGGATGATATTAAATATGTGCCAGTTACACAATCTTGGATGATGACGCAACCCAACGTTGTTGGTGATTGGTCTTCTGGTACCTCTTATGTGTTGGGGGATGTTGTTACACAACCAGTAGGAACCAAAGATAATCGAACCGAATCCTCCACTTCAGGAAGTGAATTATCAGAAACTGGAAATCAGTTTGTATTTATTAATAGAGGATATCCACAAAATACTAAAGTTAAAAGTATACATCCACCACAACTAGACACGGTAAATTGGACACTATTAAAATATCGGGGACAATCATATCAAAGATTAGTTAGAATGGCATATGTTGGTGGGAATACTGAGAATGTTTCTGTGTTAAAAAATATAGTAATTCCGGGCCACAAGGTAAGTGGTACAGGAATTCCGGCCGGAGCGACTATACTGACAGTTACCCCAAGTACATCTTCAAGTTTATTTGAATTATCTGCAAATGCTACAGATACTAATACTGTAGCAGAATTAACACTTACAGACGAACATGACAATTCTTTTGTAATCATAGCTTCTATTGCAAATACTGATGCAACGGTAACTCATACTGCGAGATATGATTCAGTTGCACAAGAATATGGTACGGGTACAAGAAAACACTTTAGATTTTATAGAGAGGATTCGATAGGAGCTAGAAGAAGAACATACGAGGGAACAGTAAATACAGAAACAACTACGGTAGATTTTGGACCCCCATTTGAAACATTTGATATTAATGTTAATGTTATTCAGGTGGGGTCGCCAACGCCACGTGATTAAAAAGGAATTAGATAATACTTATATTAGAACCCATAGGAGACATTAAATGGCATATCTTGACAATACTACAATTACAGTTGATGCTGTTCTTACCAAAAAGGGTAGAGAACGGCTAGGGCAGGGACGATCAGCTTTCAGAATTTCTAAATTTGCAGTATCGGATGATGAAATTGATTATTCATTATATAATACGGCCCACCCATTAGGAACAAATTATTATTCAAACATTATTGAATCTATGCCTGTTCTTGAAGCAATCCCAGACGAATCTCAGACAATGCGTTATAAATTAACATCTATGCCCGTTGGAGTTAAAAGAGTTCCTGTACTTAGGGGTTCTGGGTTGCAAGTCTCCAGCATTTCATTGGATTCGCAGACTGAATCTTATACAATTGTACCAGAAACCGTTGTATTTCAAACGTCTGGTGGATCGCCTGATGCATCTAAACAATATGATCGCACTCAGGGATATACTATAATTCTGTTTGATGAAGAGGCTGCAACCATTGAAGTAAAACGGGGTACAGGAGTTGGTACACCCACCCATGCTGGATTAGCAGTTGATCCTGTTCTTAATTTTTCATCAACGGTTGTTAGATCTGGTTTTGAATTCACAATTGTACCAAAGAATGTACTTACACAAAGAAATACAAAAGTTACAATTTTTGGTAATGAGAGTGGAGTTACAAAAACCATTTCCATGACGATCAATCCCACAACATAACAAAATCAATTAATTTGAGGTAAAAAATGGCAAATATTTACAAAACTATTACAGCAGATGACCGGAGCTTTCAAGCAACGGAAACTGCTACTGGTCTGTGGTCGGGGGATACTGGGTCGTTAACTACATTTTACCACTCCGACACACAAATAGCAAAAGCTAATTCAAAATATTTTATTGATGTTTATAAAGACGATCCAGATTCAACTTCTACTGCAACGTCTCAATTTTCAATTGCATATGGACACGTTTCTGGTGCTGGTTCTCCAACACTGACCCAACAGGACACATCAACGTTAGCCACTAAGGCAGTATATCTTCAGATGAAGAATCTTCTTTTAGATGACACTGAACAGAAATTTACCTTTAATGGTACTGCTCCCCATACGGCTTCAGGCGATCAGATTTATGCGATCTCTTTTGCAAGATCTCGTTTTAAGGGATATGTAGATCCCGGCCAATGGCAACTTACTCTGAGTGGTTCAACAGGCAAACATACGTTCATTGATGATAGTTTACAGACTCTTGGTACAAGGATCTCATTTGCTAAAAACGGATTAGTCTTTAATGTTGCTACTGGTTCTCTTTCTGGCACCAGTGGAAGTACTGTTTTAGGATTAACATCTTCTGTTGCTCCAAATGCTGGATATGGGTTTGGATTATTTTATCCCCAGAAGGGAATTATTATTTTAAATGCGGATGTAATAGATTCTCATGTTGGATTTTCAAAACGGACAGGAACCGTTGGACAAGTGGAAGCAACGAATCTTACCCCAGGCGAAAATACAGCTTCGGCCGCAACCTTTATTAGCGCTTCTGACGCCACATGGCTCCCCAGCTCAGTAGACGATGGAATGGGCCCCCGAGCGCCGTTCACTGGAGCACTAGCAGGATCGTCCGGTACCTATTATGAACAATATAATTGGCACGGGCTGTGGAAATCCATAGTACAGGGTGGTAAGTTTCAAGCACGTTCTGCTGAAATTATTTCTTCTAATCACTATTTCTTAAGACTTGGTAACAGTCAATTTAATTATTCAAACAATCCAACATTTGCTACTGGATCAAATGGTCAATTGACCAATCAAGACTTTGAAAATAATCCTAAAGTTTTTGTAACAACTGTTGGGTTGTATAATGATTCAAATGAACTATTAGCTGTTGCTAAACTGAGTCGCCCATTAGAGAAATCATTTTCCAAGGAAGCTCTGCTTAGAGTCCGTCTGGATTTTTAATTGGAGGTTTAGATGTCCGTCTTCAAAAAATTGGCGGCTGGAGATCATTTTGTTGATTCTTTTGAGGTTAATTATAGTCAAAGTTATTCTTGGATTTCCGGTTCAGCAGGAACAAACGGTCAATACTCCCCAACATCTTCTCTGAGTGGTTCGGGCTTTAGTATTAATTTATCTAGAGAACCCCCTTCAGATTACCCAGGTAGAAATCTTGAAGATGTCGATGATGATTCAGACGTAGAGGCATCAAAAGGGGGAATTACTGACGGTAATTTTTATTCATATCCATTATATAATACCACCAAGAGATATTTTTATGTTGCAGAAGATGTTGGAAAAGATGGTTCATCATGGTTTCGAACCAGATATAACGATTTAGATCTTAATGCTGATGATGGCGCGGGTCATTATAGTTTTAATACAGTTGGCGGAAATGATGTATCAGCAGGCACCCTGACAAATGCTGGTCTTAAAGGCGCAGCGTCACTATTAATTCATAAAACTGGTGTACATGCAAACACAGATTATTCATCTCGTTATGAAGCGGTAACAGTCGGCGACATAGTAACATATAAAATTTCTGATCGGAGATGGTATAAGTATAAAATTATTTCAGTTGACACATCTCCCACTGGTATGGCCAATAGATATAGATTTGGAATTGAACTCATAGATTCGGATACTTCTGATGGAACTGGTAATCTTAGCTATACTGCTAAGGCCGCGGATGCTAGATTTACTTTCACTGGCCCCGGCGGAAATATTTATGATTTTTATCCATCCGGTTCAATGTTTGTATGGAACATTCCTTCAAATGAGATGGGTGAAGGCATTAAACGAGATACATTTAAAATTGAATTGGATGCAAATACTTTAAATGTTCAAGATGATGGTGATGGAAAGCTTAGATTAAATGGAACGGGTTCTGCTATTGGTAACATTTTTTATGAACAGGGAATAGCCACTGTTCAACAAAATATGACGGCTAGTACTCATTTAATATCTGAAGATGGAATTTCTATAACTGGGTCTGCAGGAGTCACATCTTCTTTTCGATCAACTGTTAATATTTATGAACATAGGATAGGTTGCAAGATTAAACCATCAGAATTTAATACAACATTTAATCCAACAACTTTTCATAGCGCTTCGTCCGGTACAGGAAGTTATAGTGATCAAATGTTTAGTGGTTCAACTTTACCCTATGTGACAACGGTGGGATTGTATAATGATGTTAATGAATTGTTGGCAGTGGCTAAACTATCACACCCAATAATTAGAACGAAATATACAGATCAAACTTTTGTTATTAAGTTTGATGAATAACGGAGAAATTAAATGTCGGAACTTTTAAAGAAATATGAAGAATCTACATCTCCATCGGTTGAGAGTGCACGAAAACAATCAGAGGGAGATCAATCGACCGCTGTTAATTTTTTTGATATAGAACAGACATATCAAAATAATTTTACAACAAGAGATAAAGGTAATAAAACGGTAACACTTTCCAATGCTGATAACGATACGGCTGGAAATTTCACAGATCCAGCATTAGAACACTATAATCAAGAAGTTACAGAATTGGCCAACGGACACCATACATACAATAGATCAGATGCTGATTCACATTATGTAAATAAAAATTTAGGTTCGCCTGGAACAACTTATCAATCTACTGCAAAATAATAAAAGGTTATAAATATGTCAATTACAC